TCTTTATGATCACAACGCCATATATATTTGATCGCTGCTGCTTTACAATAACCAAAGAATTGTTCAAATGTCAAAGCTGCTTCTATTGCTTCTATACACTCAATAGAGCCTTTTTTATAATGTGGTGGATGATTTACATTGTCTACCATTTTTAGTTTCCTCCTGTGCTATTTTTTTCTTATACCAAAGTATTTTTGGTGCATCGTTTGGATTATTTCGTTTTTCATAAAGATCTAGAAACTTTTGATAATATGTAATCTTACTTGTCATTTTGATCTTCCCTATAAAAATTGCCAGTATTGAGCTCAACAACGTTTGGACTGTTGTATATAGTAGCTGGCTTACCACCTAACACTTTGTTGTAATCATCTAAGTAATCGCTCAGAAAATTCCAACCAATCTCCATGTCAGTATGATTCATCTTGAATATTTTGCTTGCATATGGTGGTTTCTTTTCTTGTGCAACAAACACAAAGTCTGCAACTTTAAAACCAGCACGTTCAAAGCCACGTTTATACCAAGCGGCTTGTAGATCATACGAGTAACGCCTTACCGAATTGGTAAACCCCCTTACCGAGCAATCACTCGTTGTTTTATAATCTACAAGCACAATGGCATCCTCTCCAAAATTGTTATCAAACGCATTACAAACGACATCTGCTCGTGTTTTACACAATAGATCTTGTTCATACCAATAGATTGATACTTCTTTTGGTGACTTTAAAACCTGTGGATAGTCTTTACCAGGACGCAAGTAAGGCTCTGCTTCTTGCACTAGACTATTATTCATACTGTAAATAGTGTCTCTTTGTTCTTCAGTAATAACTGACAAACCTTTAGCAAGACTGTCTTTTTTAAGTTGTTTGTTAGTGTTGGTGTAAGGCGATCCTGTGATGGTGACAACATCACTAAAAAATGCGGCCTCACCCTCAACAATCAATGAATGTGCAGCTGAACCAAACATCATTGCAGGTGTTTGTTCAACCACTTCTTCTAAAGCATGTAGTTGACTCTGACTAAATCTTCTTATATTTGATGAAGATATACCAGGGCCGTTGTGATAAGTGTTGTTATCAAGGTTAGGAAAGTAAGCTACATCCCCTATAATTACATGCTCAAAGTTTTCTAACATATCTGGTATTTTCATGATACGTCCTTGTCTTGTTGTAATTCATTTATTGCTTGTTGTAATTCTTTAACAGCAACACCGATTTGCCAGATGAGATAATTAACCTTATCACGCTCTATTTCTTGTTCGATGTCTTGTTTAGACTTTGGTGGTGCATAAGTTATTACACCCTCAATGATTTCAGATATATCTGTTTTTGGTTTACTCATACGTTTCTCCTATAAATGTTTTTGTATATTAACTTATATTGTGTATAATGTCTACATATAGTAAAACATATTTTACATAAAAGTAGAAAAAGGAGTATCGTTATGAGTAAATTACAGAACTTACGCATGGATAAGAGAGACGCTTTTGATTGTGCAAACAATGATATTGTTATGGGCGAATCCAAAGACTTGGTGCAATCATACATAAAACATCATAAGAAGATTATTGGAAGTGTACCCTCTGATCCACAAGCTGATGTACAGAACTTTAAATATGAGGATGTGGTGCAAGATGAACCACCTTTCTATAACTATGATAGCTGGGGACGACCAATAGAGTAATACCAGAAAAGCATGAAAGTATTGAGTTTATTTGATGGTATGAGTTGCGGCCAGATCGCACTAGATCAATTAGGTATACCAGTAGAGAGATACTATGCAAGTGAAATTGATAAGTATGCCATAAAGGTTACACAGGCTAACTATCCAAAAACAGTTCAAGTCGGTGACGTGCGGAATTTAAACCCAAAACTTTTTCAAGACGTAACTCTTATACAAGCTGGCAGTCCATGTCAGGGTTTCTCATTTGCGGGAAAGCAGCTTGCCTTTGATGATCCTAGATCTGCATTGTTTTTTGAGTTCATACGCTTACTAAAAGCCATCAAGCCAAAGTATTTCCTATTAGAAAACGTGAGAATGAAAAAAGAATATTTACAGGTTATATCAGAGCAAGTATCAGCATGTTATCCAGAGATACCGTTTGGTATAGAGCCTATCTTCATAAACAGTTCGCTTGTCTCTGCACAGTCAAGGCAAAGATATTATTGGACTAATATACCGGGTATCAAGCAACCAGAGGATAGAGGCATAGTGTTGAGGGATATATTAGAAACTGAGCCTGATAACTTTACCAAGATGTCAGATAAGTTTGTTAAAAGAAATGGTGATAGAAATTGCATGATTGACCAAAACAAGGAGAAGGCTAGTAATTTATCGGCTATGGAATATGTAAAGAATGGCAGACAGGGTAATTATCTGGCCTGTGATGATAATGGCAAGCCAGCTAATAAGCCAAAACAAGTAGGTGTTGCAGTAGATATTAACGGCCATGATGTGCTGAAACGAGTGTATAGTCCTGATGGTAAATCACCAACGGTCAATACCTGTCAAGGTGGTAACAGAGAGCCAAAGGTAGTCACAGGCGGTGCGTTTCGTGGCAGAGCATACGACAAAGACGGTAAGAGAAAAGATAGGGATGGTAGTTCAGTTGCAAAGCAAACTAAACAGATGTTAGAGCTGCGTAAAGATAACAAGTCAAATGCTATTACAACAGTTGGTAAAGATAGTATTGCAGTTAATGAAGATCTAACTTGGAGAAAACTAACACCGTTAGAGTGCGAGAGACTGCAAACAGTCCCAGACAACTATACAAATTATGTGTCAAATACCCAGCGATATAAGATGCTTGGCAATGGTTGGACTGTAGAGGTGATTAAGCATATTTATAAGAATATGGAATATTAATGAAATGTCGTGTTATGATGCGATATGCCAAAATTGGTAGCAATCAAAGAAAAGATGGGGAAACCCACCCTCCACGAAGTTTGTGAACGTCTTGATGTTATGTTTCAAAACATGGAATATCGGGGTGAGGATAAACTAAATATTGTGTTAGCTGCTCTTAGTTTTTGTATTTCACAACTAAATAATGAGTTTGATGATCAAGAAGTGGCAAACTTAGTAGTAGAATTATTGGCTAAATATGCCGATAAAACGATACCAAGGTAATTTTGTCAATTATTGTCAAAAAGATATGACAGCAAAAAACATGATAAGAATGGGCTTTTCGGGATTATTTTATTTTTTTCATTTTTGTCACAAGACTTTGATAAAAATACTGTAAAAAACTTACAAAATACTTGACCAGGTAATAGATCTTCAAGTATCCTTTCAAAACACTATAGAGTTAAGTGGGGGTAGCTAGTATATAAATATAGCTCTAGTGCGAAACAAACATGGGACATAGAAAAAATAAATTAGAATATGCACCAATCCTGTCAGCTGACGAAGAAGCCCCAATAGAATATTGCAATCTGGATACGAAACTAAATCGTAGACAGCGTAATTTTATTTGGATCGCAGTCAATAATCCTCGGTTATCGTTAGTAGAATGTGCCTACAAAGCTGGGTATAAAGATCCTCGTCAAGCAGCTAATAAACTTATGGATAAGCCTTTAATAAGGCAAGAATATAATTATTTGATGAATCAAGCTAAAAAGAAGTATGAATTGAATTATGATCGGGCGGTACAAGATTTATACGACATTAGAGATAAGGCAATGGAAGCAGGGTCATTTAATGCTGCAATCTCAGCTCAAAACTCATTGTTGAAGGTCGGAGGCCTTATTGTAGATCGGAAGGAAGTAAAGTTTGGTAAAGTAGATCAAATGAGTCGGGAAGAAGTTGAGTCTAGGTTAAAACAGCTTATGGGTAATATTGTAGAAGTAAGCATTGAGCATAAAAAAACTCCGGGCGAAGTCTTGGAAGAAGTTAAAGATAAATCGTAAAGTAGTCAATCACTATCGCTTGGTTGTGTAGCTAAATAAGATACGACATAACAAGCAATAGTGATATAGAAAAGAGTATCAATCATTCTTGGAAATGAATCTGTCCGTCTTTGATACTAAATCTACGAACAGAAGTGTCTGCGTGTGCCAGATCGTCATAACCAAGATCATACTCCGATATAAACTCTACTTTAAACATTTGCTCTAATGGTATAAGTATTTTATCTGCGTTATTGCCACCATAACGAAAAAGATCTATTACTTCGTCACTATCATTAAGCTGAAAATGTATATAGTGTCCTTCATGACAAAAGTATTTCTTGTCTTTCAGGTTTGTAATCTCAAAGCCAATCTCTTGTAAGACTTCATTGTTTTTAATGTCGTCAAGTGGTATTGGTTTACTTGGTCGATAATATGTACTCATTCTACCTCCTCTAAATGTTTTATTAATCTATTTAATCCATCTACAATTCCATTGTGTTCAGCTTCAGTATGAGTATCATTGACCCATTCTGTATCTGCAATAATGTCATCTGCAATATCTTTTATTCTTTCTATTGTTATTGGTCTGCTCATTCTTCTTTCCTCCACATTTGTTGATACCAAAATTCTGCTTGGCTAGTTTCTCCATCAGCAAAAGCTAAGATACTATCAATCATTTCTTCGGTATTAAGTTCATTGTTTGCAATCGCAGTCAAAATAACTGTTGCATCGTTGCCGTCAAAAGTATCAACCCAATCAGATACTTCGCTATGTGTTATTCTTGGTGTTTTAATTTTCATCATTTATCCCTGTAATTTTTCTTCTCTCTATAACTTGTAAATTATCTGCTGATACTATTTGAAAAGGAAATCCAGTCCAATTATTTTTAATTTCATCTTTGTAAAAATCTTCAAGACCTTTGCCATCATCCCAATCTGACCACTTATAGTTTTCTATATCTTGTATATGATTATTAACACAAGATTCACAACAAAATAAGTCGTATGGTCTTATGTTAATTTCAATGAATGTAAAGTCTCCATCTTCCGTTTCTGGATATTGCTCACCACAATATTCACAATGATATTTGCTCAACTTTTCACTCATCATTTACCTCGTTTGCCTCCTCTAAATCTCTAATAGTTTTCCATAAAATATCCCAATCTCCTGTATTTGCAGTCCATTCAGCTAGAATAGAATTGGACTCACAATGTCTAATAGTAATTACACCATCAGATAAATCAGCTGAAAATCCTGCGCTGCCTAATTCCTTAATACTCATCATTCACCTCTTTTTTAATATAGCTTAAACAATCGTTGTCCATTAATTCTTGTAAATAATTGTAAACTTCTGCATCCTTTACTTCGTAATTATTTTTGTGATTATCAAATTCTAATTCTATTATTACTTTAGTCATTTAAAATTCCCCCTCTTGGTGCAAATATTTTCGCCAGAATCTCTAAACGTTTTAAAGATAAATGGCGTAAGTGTTTTGGATATTTAAGTTTCTTAATAGTATTTTCTGCGTCTGTTGGTTTCATGCTACACCTCTAACTCTTTCATAATCTGGGTTAATACTTGTTCTATTCTGCCTTGATTCGCTTTGTCTAATAAAGCTACTGCAAGTTTATCCGTGATGGTGTTCTTGGTTGTCTCCATGTTTTTGTACCATGTAGCAACTTTCTCCATACTCTTAATATCTTTTTCACGTTTAGCACGTTTCATAGTCTTTTCTATAGTCTCATGTATGCCTAACATAACTTCATTAACTATAGCGTCTTGTTCAAACTTCCTAATCATGCTGACACCTTCTCTAATCGTGCCAGAACTGACCACAATGGTTTGAACTGTGTTGGTTTAAAGTTTTGATCAATGATCTTGTAATCATCATCTACCTTCATCATATCGTCTAAGATATACCATTGCTCATTGCTATATATATATGCATATTCAATATCCCAATTTACATCATTTAAATACTGTCTGATGTTGTCATACACTTTAGGTTTATCTTGATGCACTCTATCTTCTATTGATTCAGCAATAGTTGATTTAAGTCCACTCAAATAACCAACGTTAGCTAACTCTTTTGCTTTAGCTTTGTTGTTGTAGTGTTTACTAATTAATCTGCCGTTGTATTCTGGATAACCGTCATAGTGGCAGTAAGTGACTATGACTTTTCCGTCAGCTTGTTCGTAAGCTATGTTTGATCTAGTTGCCATATTTCCTCCGTTTATTAAATGTGATAACTAAGTCTATATGATACTAACTGTATCCAATATGTCAAGTTATATGTCTAAACTAAGTGTAGCTATGTTTTACAGTAATAAATATTTATATGATGGTATTTTGAGAAATAATCGCATCTCCCCCCGCACTTGGTCGCCTTCGCAAAATAAAAGCACGAAAAAAGCCCGATAATCGGTCGGGAAATGTCGGGATGTCGGGATTTCGGTTTTGTCTCTTGTTTAAGCTATATACACACACAGTTTAACACATATCACAGCAGCAGGATCTGGCAAAGCAGCTGACATGAAGCCCGTCAATCAATAAAAAAAAGTGTTGCCTTTTGTATCCTATTCATAGTAAAATAGATCTTGTGAGGTTAGCACATAAAAGAGGTAAGCTATTAAATTGATACCTGTGCTCTACTTAGATATTTGAGTAACAAACGAGATTATAAACAAAGCCACACATTAAGCCCGATCACTTGGTCGGGTTTTTTTATGTCGGGAGTCGGGAGTCGGGTTTCTTTGCTACTGCGTAGAGAAACACACACAAGCAAATCACAATAATAGATCTAAGCTGCTTCAGGCACCAGGCGCTACACAGCCGTGCAGGTTGACATATTGTAACCACCTGCTACAATAGATCTTTTATAAGTAGGAGAAAATAATGAATAACACACATGAGAAACTAAGTGATTGCGATTTACAGCTTCGTAGAATGGTTGATGCTTATGCAGAAGATGTCATTAAAGGTAAAATGAGATTTTATCTTACAGACGAAGATGAAAGTGATGAGGATATTTATGAAGCATACAGTATTAAGTACGTAGTTGATCAACAGGGGAATCTGGAAGATGTGATGATCTTGCTTGCAGGTGGTGGGCCAAATATTTGGCTTGATACTCATGCAAGAGAAGTCCAAGGGTTTTGGGGTTCAACCAAATACACCAAACCAATATATGATTATCAATATATTATTGATTATTTTGAAGAACTATATCAATGTGTGAGGTAAACGTTGGATACACTCTTTATCATTACAATAGCTTTGTATGTGTTGGTGTTCCTTATGTCGGGTCGGGCGTGAGTTTTATCGGGTCGGGTCGGACTGCCAATGCATACAAGCACTTACACACACAAAAAGCTGCACCAGGTATTGCTGCCAGCTCTACGGGCCGCTGTCTAGGTGGAGCTGTGTTAGATCATAAAAAGATCAATTAATTTCAATAAAGTTCACAATATGTATCCATTGCATAGTATAATAAGTTCTTTAACTATTAGATCAATAAGGAGGTCTATATGAAAATCGTTGTAAATATATTTAATGAAGAAGGTGATGTTGTGATTGGTCAAGCGATCGAATCTGATTGTCGCACTCTTGTTATTAATGGCATACCTGTTATTCAAGAAGGTGGCGTTCATGCTGAAATGAGACCAATGCTTGATGACAATGTTCAAGCTGATAATGTCGTTCAGTTGCCAGACCCGAGTGAGGTGAACTGATGAGTGCTGAATACATATACATAGGCAAATGCTTAGATGTTGGCGTTCCTAGAGTGTGGGGCAAGACTAAAGAAGATTGTAAGTTAGCGATGCAAGAGTATAAAGAAAAACACATACGCAACTTACCTCTAGTTATGACGAAGTATCCTCATTGTTGGGAGACTGGAGTGACTGACTTTGCTAATGAGTTAGAATTATAACAACTAATCGGAGGAAAAGAAGGGACTTAGTTGTCCCTTTTTTTATGTCTAGGATTCTTTTAGATCACACATTATCGGTCGGTAATCTTACAAAAAGTAAGG